TGCTAAAATTACCAAATTGCAAATCGACTCTATTATACAGGGTATGGAGGTATTCGTAGAGTAAATGGCCGTTCAAACATTAAACAGGAGGCAGATGATATGGCGGTTATTAAAGATAGGTATGAAAAAGTTATGTTTACCGATGAGACAAAAACCGTTAAACAATTGGTTGAGGAAAACAAGGCTAACCTCCGGGATGCCTACCTCCAGGGTGCCAACCTCCAGGGTGCTAACCTCCTGGATGCCTACCTCCGGGGTGCTGACCTCCAGGGTGCCAACCTTCGGGATGCTAACCTCCCGGGTGCCGACCTCCTGGGTGCTAACCTCCGGGGTGCTGACCTCCAGGGTGCCAACCTTTCGGATGCCTACCTCCAGGGTGCCAACCTCCAGGGTGCTAACCTCCTGGATGCCTACCTCCGGGATGCTGACCTTCGGTGCGCCAACCTTTCGGATGCCTACCTCCAGGGTGCCAACCTCCAGGGTGCTAACCTCCAGGGTGCTAACCTCCGGGGTGCTAACCTCCGGGATGCCTCCCTCCGGGGTGCTAACCTCCTGGATGCTAAAATTACCAAATTGCAAATCGACTCTATTATACAGGGTATGGAGGTATTCGTAGAGTAAATGGCCGTTCAAACATTAAACAGGAGGGAATGATGCAGAACGTAGTTTGTGATTCATGCAAACGAGAAGGTCCGATGATTGACTTTAATGAAGTAATCGGCGTGGAGCATTTTTATAATCCCGACACCAAGAATATGGACTCAAAACCTATTTATGCCGTTGGTCTGGATTTGTGCTCTCCGTGTTTTACGAAAATATCACGCACATACAATCAAAAAACGCCCAAGTTTCAACCGATTATCCGTGGCACTCGCTGAAATGGCCCTTTGAAAGGAGCGGGAGATGAGCAAGATAAAAAAACTGAAAAGGTGCGACGGAAAATGCGCCGAACGCCGAGGATCTAAAAAGATGTGTTGTGCAATGTCGCCGGCTGGGGCTGGGGGGTTTCATTGCACACTGCCAGAAAACCATAAAGGCAATCATATCTCCTGTGGCGTCTTGAAGCACAATTATTACGTCTGGGAATAATGGACCCCTTCGCCCGCGCCCAATTGCGTTATGATAACGCCATGCCACCCGACCCGCCAGAGCCGGAGACGGCAGAGGACCGGGGGCGGCGGGAGGCGAGGGAACAGGAGCATTGCCCGGCATGCGGCGGGTTATCCGCAGCGGGGCGATGTGTGGCGCAATGCCATACAACTTTAACGACAGAGGAGCCGATATGAGCATGAAGCTTTATGAGGTATCCGCAGAACTGGAAACGGCTTTGGCAAGGTCGGCAATGATAGCCGAAGAGAATGAAGGGATTATACCTGATTCTCTCAGTGATGAAATCGACGCATTGCAGTTAGCGAAAGAGGGAAAACTACTTGCTTGTGGTCGTGCCTATAAAAACCGGTTCATCGAAGCGGAAGCGATCAAGCTGGAAATTAAACGACTATCGGCGCGTGCGAAGACGCTGGAAAATAGCGCTGACTGGCTGAAGGAATACATGCAGCGACATTGCAAACCCGGCGAAAAAGTATCCGATGAATGCGTGGCGCTATCATGGCGAAAATCGTCCGCAGTGGAAATTATCGACGCGGAGGCTATTCCGGATTATTACAATAACATAGTGGTAACGCCGTCAAAGAGTGAAATTAAAAAGGCTATCGTTGCCGGCAAGGAAGTTCCGGGAGCGAAACTTGTAGAAAAAGACAATCTACAGATCAAGTAAAGGATAAATTTTATGAGCGATGTAGGATTGATTTTTTCCGCTATTCCTGCGGCAATGGCCGAAATAGAAGCTATCGCGAAGGATCGACAAAACGTCCAGCAGAACTTCAAATTTCGCGGCATCGACGACGTTTATAACGCCCTTCATTCTATCCTGGCGAAGCATAGAATATTTACGGTGCCAGAGGTCATGGAATGCGTTTCATCGGAGCGCGAAAGTAAAAGCGGCACGGCATTGTTTTACGAAAAGCTTCGCATCAAGTATTCGTTTTATACTACTGACGGGTCAGCCGTCGATGCCGTGGTCGAAGGGGTAGGAATGGACTCCGGCGACAAGGCAGCGAATAAGGCAATGGCTGTGGCGCATAAATACGCGCTATTACAAGTCTTCTGTATCCCGACCGAAGATGAAAAGGACCCGGACGCGCAAAGCCATGAAGTTAAATCGGCACCGCGCGCCGCCGCTCCCCAAGCAACATCGGCACCAACTAACCTGATAAGCGATGCGCAGCGAAGCCGCCTTTTTGCACTTCAAAAGGCTTCAGGGAAAACCGATACAGAGATCAAAGCCATAATTGCCATGTTTGGGTACGGGTCAACAAAGGAGATTACGAAAACCACCTATACGCAAATATGTGATTCGATTCAAAAGGGTAAATCTGGCAGCGAACCGCCGAACAACGAACCATTACCCTTCTGACGCAGCGCACCACTACGAAAGGCTTGTATGGACACTCTCACGCAAGGTAAACGGATTCTGCGGTATCTGAAGGCGCATAAATACGGCGCTACGATTGGCGATATGTCGCGCGTATCTGGGAGCTTGTACCCATGGAAGCGCGTTGCGGAATTGCGGGAACAGGGGCATAATATTATCGTTGACTACCTAAGGCATTGGGACAAGCGGCGCAAGCGAATGGTACCCCGCGCGTGGTATCGACTGGTAAAATAACAATCAACGAGGAGCGGGAAAATGGCAGAGCCAGATTTAGGGAAAGAAATGATCGGCATATACAACGAGTCAATTGAAATGATAGCTGCGGCAGAAGCAAAAATAGCAGAGGTATTTTGCCAACTCCGCAGAGGAGTATTGTGTAGCGCTAAGAGCCGTTTGGACCGTCTTATAGCCGAAACTAAAGCCGCCGCCGAAGAAGTGGGAAAGGACAAGGATCATGGATAGCATCGACACCGGAAAGCAGTTGATTGACATTCTGTTTAATGGTTGGTTATTGACCTTCGCCCTTTTGTGCCTTGCCGCCATTGCCTATCTGCGGGAGCGGAGAAGGTGGATATTCGCCAATGAGAACGCAAAAGGGTTATACAAAACGTATAATGCTGCGGATGCAAGATATATTAAAGCCCGCGATGAGCGTGACTCAGTAATCAAGGAACGCGATAACTTGGCAAATGATCAGATGGGATGGATAAAAGCATTTGAGGCAGCCATTAAGGAGCGCTACGAAGCGCGAAAAGAGCGCGACGGGCTGAAGGAGCAATTACGGTCAAGTCTTGTTATGTGTTCTGACTTGTCGCAAAAATGCGAATATCTGGAAGCGCGGCGCGATGATCTGACGGAACAAGTAAAAAAAGAACAGGGAAGATATTCTGCTATGGAGGAAACGGTGCGCGCATCAAACGGGTCTCTCACGAGTATGATTGATGCTGTAAAGTTCTATCAATCATCCGCCCGTGAGTTTTGGGAAAAGCTGAATATTTTGAGGCATCCCGTTTATCGCACCTGTGCAACCAACCGGGCGAAGCGGAAATTGGAAGGGCCGAAGAAATGAATTCCGCGACAATGAATGAGATAGTCCCTTGTGAGTCGTGCGGCTGTCTTGGAAATTGGTCATGCGCCAACCCTGATAAATCGCATCTTTGCGGCCTGAATGAATGTTTGATTTGTCCATGTTGTGAAGCTAAGGAAAGGAACCACAAATGACTAAGCTCAATCCAGAACGGAAGGAAATGTTGGCGAAAATTACTAAGGCTATAAAAAATGGCGATTATTTTATTTTTAATTCACTCACCAATGGGAATTATCTCATTATAGCGCAAGGACTAGATTCGGATTTGGAGCGATTAGCAGTTAAATTGTTGGTAACGATAGAAACCGCGAAAAAAACATGACCGCGCTCATCGAGGCCGTCGATATTTTATTTGCCTGCGTGTGCATTGCGCTGGCGCTGAGAAGGTAGGAATGAGCTACGCACGCCGCATTGACGGTAATCACGCCGAAATAGTCCGCGTGCTGACATCCTGCGGCGCAACGGTTCTTGACTTGTCGCGTGTAGGGTGCGGTTGCCCGGATATTTGCGTAGGGTATTTGGGAGAAAATACATTCATGGAAATTAAGGCTAATATTAAAAAGAAACTCACGCCAGCACAGGTGAAGTTTTGGGAGCGATGGAAGGGCAAGGTTGTACGAATCAATAGCCCGGATGAGGCACTAATCGCAATTGGGGCAACCAAATTCTAAGGAGAGCGGAAAATGAAAACTAAATATAAATACATAGAATTTAAGAAGGGGCTTGATCCGAAAACATGGGATTGCCTAAATCGCAGATCAAAAAATATTCTATGCGGTATCGCCTTTCATCCTACATGGAAGCAATGGGTAATGGAAACAGATCATTGTGTCGATTCGATATTTAATAATTCATGCTTGCTTGATATTGTAGATTTTATAAACCAACTTAATAAAACATAAGGAGAGCGGACTATGAAAGAGTTTAAAATCGGGCAGAAAGTTTGGGTGGAGGGGAAATTTGTAAGATTCGATGTATCTTTAGGCTATTTGGTAAGGTTTAATACAGGTTATGTAATGCGGTTTCCTGAGAATCATATTGAGGCCGCGACTCGCGAACCGGAAGCGGTCGAAAGCCGCGATGAGTGGTGGGGAGTTACAAATAACAAATATATATATAAAGTCAAGAGAAATGACAACCACAGTTTTTTTGAAATTATCTCAGATACCCTGAAATATTGTGTTTGTCCTGCTTATTGCTTCATCTTGCCGCCCGACGACCCGGTGCTCGGTTGCAAAGTCAGCGAGTACGACGAGGTGCGATACGGGACAGGCAAATATCGTAAGGCGGATAATTCTGGATGGGAATGGTTTGATATAACTGATAGGACATGGAATAACTCATTTTCCGGTGGTGTTTCAGAATCGTCAGATATTCTCTACCGTCACCGCCGCCAGCCGAAGCCGGAAGAGAAGCCAGCCGGTCCAGTTTTGCAGGAGCTTCGCAAGATCAATGAAAATATAGATGCAATACGTATCGCTCTTGTTCAGTCTATCAATGCCAATGGTAGAATAATGGTGAAGGGAGACCTATGCTGATCACGATTGAGGAAGAGAAACTTGACGCCATTCTCGAGGGTGCATATATTTCGAAATTTGGGCGGATAAATATATTACGAAGAATCAAGAATAATATGCAAGCCGCCGAGCCGTCGCCGAAGGTGCCGGAAAGCTGCAATTATTGTGACAAGAGAATACCCTGTCAATCACAAACAGCGATTCCGCTTCGCGGTTCCCCCGAATGTCGAAAATTTTTGAAGGAAGGCTGAGAATGGCTAAGCTTGTGATGGTATAGGCTGGAATGAAGGTGGTAAATGTATTAAAACCACATGCAAAACTTGTAATGGGAAGGGAATTGTTAAAGCCGAGCGCCGGGCGCCTGAAGGGGTAGGGTATGGATGCCGAGATGGATGATGAGATAATTGATGATGCATTTGATCCATGTGATATTTGCAATCCCGACGATATGCCTGATTGCAACGATTGCCCGCATAATCTGGTAAAACTACAGCCCGATCCTGACCCTATCCCAGGTAACGAACGCCCCGGCGCCGATCTGGAATCCTAAATTAGGCACGTAGAATATCCCGGCACCGGGCCTGATAGACCACGAGGATCTCTTGGATAGCGCCGGAAAAATCTTTGAGTTAATCGCATCTCCCTGAAGCCCGGAAAAGGTTATATGCGGATCCGCCGCCCGGATCGTCTGGACGTAAATCCCATTTTGGAGCTGCAAGGACTGGATAAGCGCGGTGGTTACGTCAATGGTCGTAGCGGGCGAATCAGCGGCAACCTCAAAGCTATTTTTGCCCGTAGTGACCGTGAGCACCGTCGATCCATCCACCGTTTCCCGCCATTGTTTGCCGGAGTCGGTAACAGTCCAACCGAGATGGCCATGATGTACGGAGTCCCCCAGGGCGACCGGGCGCATCGTGACCACGGTGGTAACGCCCCGCAGGCTATCAATCGTCCGGGCCTGTACCTGAGAGATGTACTGCACCGTCGCGTTTTTCTGCTTTTCACCCTGCAAATTCGCGTACAAACTCCCGGCGCTATCGGAAAGAGCCTTCAGCTGCTTCGCCGTTAGGTCCAAAACCGCCTTTTGCGCCTCTATTTGGCCGGATAATAGTTTAACCGTGGTTTGGGCGCTATCTCTGCCTGCGGCGTTCTGCCGGGCAATTGCGGCGGTGTGTCGGCTATTTGAGCACGTTCCTACCCAAAGGCCAAAGAATAGACAGGCGATGAGCGGCCAGTGATACTTATTCCATAGGGCTTTCAAAGTCACGATGCTCCCCCGTTCCCCTGAGATTGATTCGACCCGTTCTCCGCAATTTTCCCGCCTACGTGCATAACTGCGGCCGCTATCACGGTCGCACCAAACAGGGTTGCCAGCGATCCCGCCAACGATTGCAGGTCACTCATCGGAAGGTGCGGCCGCGTGGTGATAAACGTGTAAAGCCCGGTGACCGCCATGCCGATAAAAACCAGTAGCGCAGTGCCTACCGCTGACCCGACTATCAAGCGCGTCGAAGATTTAACGCCCGGAGATTCCTCAAAAAAGCCTGTCATAGACTGCCTCCTATTGCCAACTGTTTTGCACCGCGACGATCACCGCGACTATCGCGCCCAGTATCGCCACTACGCCGGAGAGGAAAAGGATCCATTGTTTGAAGGTCACTTATGCCTCCACTACTGCCAGAGCGTTGCGTTCCCCACTATCCGAAAGCACCGCCGCCCGGTCACGAGAAACGCGATAAAGCAGGCGAGCCAGAGACGGAAGATCATGGGTTCTCCGCTACCTCCACCGGCTGCGCTGGCGGGGTCCACGTCCCGGCGATCATGTCCTGAATACGCTTAGATCGAACAGGACCAACGTCCTTTACCCATTCAAGATTTTGGCCAAGATGCACCGCAGCGCCAGAGTAGTTTCCAGCCTTTATAAGACCGATAGTGTTGACAAAATCCGCAAACTCAACAGCGCCAACATTAAAGCATAGCTCAATGAGCGCTTCCTGGCAATAATTCGGCAATGAATAAAGATTCATTCCAAACTTAGTCTGCAGGATATTCTCTGTTTGGTTTTTTGCCGTATCCACATCCGCGACAAACCACGCCTCAATCTGATAGGCAGGCACGAAATCGCCCACCTTATAAACCACACCGGTTGCCGGGTTAATGTCCGTGGGTAGGATTAAATGGCCTTTCCCGCCAGTTGGATTGCCTTTATCGTCAAGGTATATGGTTGTGGAATCGCCTTCGGCGCTTTCGAGGTTGTTTTCGAGCAGGATGATGTCCATTGTCGCTCCCATTCAAGCGGATTGTGTAAAGTCTTCAGGCGGATCGTATGGCGCTTTGTGGGATTCAATCAGGAACCACACGAAGCCAAAGCCACATGCGAGCGCGTAAATGCCGACAATGCAAAGGAGAGTTTTCATGGTGCTCCTTTCGATGGTGTTAGTCTGTATCTTTTTTGTCCAGAATCGTTACCGATTCCACCGCCGGGAACATGGCGATTTTGTCGGCATCGGCCCTGACGACGGCCTCGTCCGCGCCCTCAGGGTAGTTTACGACAATGATTTTTTTCATAAGAGTTCTCCTGTTATCTCTTCCCGATCAAGGAGTCAAGGGTATGGTCCAGCCGGAAAATTTCACGATCCATTTCGCGGAGGAAAATATCCAGCGCCCGCCCGCTCTTCGGTCCGCCCGTCAAATAGAAGTAGTCAGTCGCCGATAGCTTGCCGTCAAGGAACTGCTGGTAAATCACGGCAGAATCAATGGCGTTGGTACAGTCGCACGGCGCGGCCCATGCACAGCCGGCAAGCAGCAGCGCGATTGCAAAAACAAGATGTTTCATGGAGAGCCCCTTTGTTAAAGAGGGAACCGGCGTCACAGCGACTTCCGGAGGTACGTGACCGCCTCGTCCAGCATGAGTTTTATATCCGCATCGGCCTTGATTACGGCCTCGTCCGCGCCTTCAGGGTAGGTGACGATAATGATTTTTTGCATAAGGCCCCTTTCGAGGGTGTTATGTATCGCAGAATAAACATAAGCGATTTATGGTATCGCAAAAGCATAAATACGATACTGCTACTTATAATATAAACGCCGCGCCAGTGAAAAGCAACAGCGTCACAAATTCGCTTTCCCCGGTGAATCCTTCGGGATACGGGAAACTCCACTTCAAAAAAGTAAATGGCCCGTTGTTTACGGCGAGCCACGATTTTTGAACGACTTTGACCAGCGTCCGGTTAAACAGCGCGTTTCCCCCGGTCCAGACACACGCCAGCGCCGCGACATGAAGCCATGTGAAGCCCGGCCAAAACATGATTGCGCCAAGGATTGCCCCGCATTGGATCGTCCGATAAAAATGGTAAAAACCGTCCGTTTGCCACCATAGGGTTTTCACCGGGAGATTGTTTAAGCCCTCGGTAACCCCTTCAAAAAACATGTAAATAAGAATGCAAAGCAGGGTGATAGTCATAGTTTCCTATGTGAAGCAATAGTTAAAATGTTGTCGTCGATTTTTTGTAATTTCGTATCGATCGATTTAAATCTGTCTTCGCCGGTTTTCATTACAGTTTCTATTCGTATCAAGGTTTCATTGATCGGGCGCAGGTTCTCCCCGCAGATTCGCGCGTGCGCGTCCTTTGTAAGCACGGTCGCGCCGTTGGTCCCCTTAGACTGTTTAAGAAGCTCCTCTATATCTCCCACTGTAGCTGGAGATGATCTTTTGCTTTTTATTGTAACATCTCTCCCGACAATCCATGACCAGCACCATTTACCGGCAAATAAAAGAGCCCCCCCGACGATTCCCGCTATACTATGAGTTACCGGATCAAGAGCCATTTCAATTTTCCCCCTCAAAGAATTTAACCGCGATTGAATCCATAACGCGAATATAGCAACGCGCCAATGGCTTTTTAGTTGTCACCATCCAATAACTTCTTTCGCCGGTTCTTCGTGATTGGCATTCAGCAACAATACCGATATGTTCGCCTTGCGGACCATCGAACGAATGCTCGTATCTGGTTATCCGTATCACGCGCCCGAAGTTATCCGAAAAATCCTTGAGCTGGTCGGCAGTCATAAGATTATGATGCGCTTAAATATGTGATTGTTTGAGCCGGTGAACTTGTCGAAGAACCGATCCCTGCAATTGCAATAGATGAACTGGTTAACGTCAAATATGTAAGGTAAGTGTTTCCTGGTACTGCATATAAACACGGTACATTGACGGTTCCCCCTTGCGGTGCCGGTAATGAAAGCCCCGTAAATGAAGCCGGTAAAGAATATGTATCCATTGCCGGTAAATAAATAGTCACGATTCTATTTACTTTTGAATAGTAGGCTGTATAGGCTCCAATCGTCAGGGTATTTGTTGAAACAGCACCGCCGAAAAAAGTATTGAAAATTGTCTGAAGTTGAGTATTGATATTTCCAATCGCCTGCCAGAACCAACACAACCAACGAAAGATAAGGTTTAAATATCCGTTCATGCTTCTGCGTGAAGGCATGGTATTCCATGGAAAACCTGTTACATTGAACCCACTGTAAAGGGTCGTAGGCGCTGCGCTTACAAAGTGTCCGCTTCCATCGTTTGTCGGCGTTGGAGTATCGGCAATAACGGGGCTGACTGGACTTCCGGGTAATCCAGTGTTTGCAAGCGGATCGTCCGGTTCAGTATAAGCTCCTCCGGGGCAAGTAGTCCCCTGCGCTGGAAAGGTTAAGTTCGTAATTGAATTATAAGCCATGATTTACCCTTTCATTAATATTGTTCGTTCCAAGTACCCTGTAAAATAGTCAACCCTGAAGTATCGGTTCCTTCTCCCCAGCCGCCGCCGAATGGGAAAAGCACCGTGCCGTCTTCGGCATCATCCCAAACGAAGGGCGCAACTTGTCCTGTTATTACCAAATTTACATTTATCCCGGCAGCGACCACCGTTTGAATTTGCGCTTGAAGCTGCGGGTCTTCGCCATCCGATATAATCGTAGCCGAAGAATAAAGATTTGTCGCGCCTGTAATCGTTATAGTAATCGAGGCGTTACCCAATTCCTGAAGTTGCACCGATCCGCCAGTTATGTTTTCAAGCGCCTGAATAATAAGATCCCCCTGGCCCCATCCGGTATTTACCAAAATCTGAAAATACAAATTCAGCCGATAGGTAGAATCGGGCGCGCCATTGCGCGGACAACCGATCATTTGGCCGATCATATCAAGTTGAGATGTATTTCCGCCATTTCCTTGATTTCCTATCGCATTCGCTATCGAATTTCCATTCATCAACTGGAATAAAACCATTTCGCAATCCTGGCAGCACATGGCAAAGGGCGTCACCGTTGCCGAAAAGCTGCGGTTGCTTACCGACTGCCGGAACTGGCTGATAAGCTGCCCGCATGCAAGAGCGGCGTAATCGGAAATCGCCGTCAACATCGGAAGGCCGGGATTAAAAACAGTTGTCATTACGATACCGCGCTTTCCACCGTTACGCTGATATTCGCCGCTGAGAATGTCGCTTGATTTGCGCCAGAAATTGAAATCGTTGCGGCTGACGTTGGTCCGGCTGAAGTTTTAATATAAACCACCAAAAGCCCAAGGCCGGCGCATTCCGCGTAAATCGGCGCAAAAAATCGACCCGCTACTACATCCTCACCAGGTTGCAAGGACTCGCCGTAAGCCAGGACCGCCGCCGTGATAAGGCTTGTGATTACCGCCGAAGACGGGGCTGCTCCAAGAGAAGTGGTCGGTGTTACCTGTATTGCCACGTAAATCGGTACTGCGGTCGGTCGCGCAAAACCGATAGTTTGCGAATTGCCGGAAACATCAGTCACCGTCCCCAAAAAATTAGATGCGCCCGTATCAGAGTATGCGCTTCCAGTCCCGAAAGGAGCCGTGCTTGAATTATATCCGGCGCCGGAATAGGCCGTAATCCCTGCGGACTTCGCTTCCCAAATTTCCTGCGCTATCGCCTGCGGGTCGCCGCCAGTCACCACACAAAGAATTGAATGGGGCGGGAGACCATTCACTACTCCGTCCGTATCATTAAGTTGCACAGTGGCATAGGTAACGCCCGGCACGTCATTTATCAGCCGCGCTTGAATGGCGTCCGTATTTCCGCCTCCCGATACCGCAAGGCTATTTTGTTGCCTGAGTAACAGCGCCGCATCGGTTTCCACCGCTTGACCCACCACCGCCTCGGCGTAATTATTTGCAGCAGTCAGGCCAGATTGCGGACTAACAATAACGGTCAAGGTACAAGCCGCTTCGTCTATCGCTCCATAATTCAGGGCTTGCGCCGGAAATTCGGTCCCGATATTGATAATCGTCCCGTTCCCCCCGGTTATGCCCGATGGCGGAGCCATACCGGTTTCGGTTATTATAGCTCCGGTATTCGATGTGATCATCACGGTATCGGCGAGGCCTGATGCTCCGGTAACTACCGTGAAGGTAAAGCCTCCAAAGGCGATTGATTGCCCGGCGAGCCACGTCTGAAGCGCGGATACAAGGGCTGTTATGCTTAGCGCCGGGATAGTATAGGATGAGCTTGGTGTTCTTCCATTCAGGGTAATGTTGAAAGTATCTCCGGCTCCGACCGCCGCAACCTGTAAATAGATAGCCGTTGCGCTTACTCCGAGAGTATCGCCGCTTGCATCCGTGGTCTGGAAGGTTTCACCGTCAACTGAAGAAGCTACAATCGTTCCGGTTGAAATCGCAGTACCATCAACCCCGAAGAAAGCGATTAATGCCGTGCTTTGCGTTGCCTGAAGCCGCGTAATGCCGGTAAACTGCACCGCGTTACTCAGGCTGGCCCCACTGGCCGTCTGCGGATACTGGCTATTATAGGCGGTCTGAAAGCCTTCCCAAAGATCCATTAACGCCTTTGCCTGAACGCCGATCTCCTGCCCATAGGTTGAATCGGGCGAGGTATCAATAGGGTCGCCAGCGGTCACAGGATTGGCGTCATTGATTGCCTGATAGTTCTCGGTCAAATCGGTAATGATGTCGGTAAGACGCGGCATAACGAAACCGGTTGCTGTGATTCCAAAGCCTTTAGCGATTAAGCTCATGGGAGTGGTCCTAAATTAAGAGTTAAATTCGTGTCATTGACGGTATCGACGGAAAAAATAAGTTGCAAAGTTCGGCCCTTCGGATCGTAAATCAGGTTGAAATCGGTAATCGCCTCTACACCGGGCACTTCCATAATCGCTGCTTGGAGAATGCTTTGAATATCCCGCGTGTTCGGATTCTTTACAAGGATATTTTGATACCACTTTACTCCCTGGGTAGTATCTAAAAACCACTCACCGAAAAAAAATTGCAGGTGAATGGCGAGCTTTTGCGCTATCCATGCGTCACCGTTAATAAAATAACGGTCGCCGTTTTGCCGAAGAAATTCACCCGTTGAGGTATTTATGGCATAGTCTTTCATAAGGCCGTCGTTTTCGTCGTAGTGAATGTCCCGGCTGGTTCTGAAGTGGTGAGTATTGAGGGTGGAGCGCCAACCGATGCGTGAACATGGGCATTAAAAAAAGTGAGAAAGGCCTCCGTTACCAATTTGCTCAAGCTTCCCCCGGTTCCAAGTTCTATATCACCATTTGCCCGGATGATAATAGATTGCTCCTTGAAACGAATAAAACAATCGGTATTATTCGGCGCTTTCTGCGTATTGTTAAAACTGAAGAGACCAGGAATCGCCACGCAGTCCGTCAGGTTGTGCGTTCTCAAATCAGCCGGTGCGACCACCTGGCCCGTCCCCTTCCATTCATCCACCGATCGGGACATGAAGATAAGCAACACTCCATCACCCTTATTCAGTGGTAGGCTCGCGGACCCTTGGGATGATCCAG